TTAAATTATTTTCAATGGTTGTTGACAAACTAAAACAATTCTGCTTGACTTAATACTGAATCAAGACTGAGAAAGACAAAGATTCTCAAGAGATTCAAAACACAATAGAGAGGTCTTGAGACTCTCAGAAAATAGCCTCAAGAAAGTGAGCGAGTCAAGTACGAAGAAACTACTGGAAATCAGACTGAAATAGCACAAAGAGAATTTCTTCCAAGAGTGGAAAAAGAAACGCCCCCAACACATAAGGGCTTACACTCTCTGAGCAATCAGATTGGTGGAAACACATAAAACAACCTCACCAGCGAAAAATTCAAGCTAACGAAACCCAAGACAATAGGTAAAAAGTTACAGCGATAGCATCAAACTAACATCTAAAAAGTTCCACGATATTGAGCCAAGTTTACGCGAGAGTCACAATGAGAGAGGTGCGCATAATTCATTTAGCCCCCTTTATAAATTGCTTACAATTCGGTGAGCAATTTTAGAGGAGGCAAAACAATGGCAAAATTAAGCGAGGTTATCAACCAACTAAATGAGGAAAACAAAATTCCTGAGGATGAACACGAAAAAGGTAAGAGAGAAGAAATTCTTAAATACATAGAATGGTTCGAGTTTCATTATAAAGTGGAAAAAATAAAAGCTGAGCAATTAAACAAACCAACTATAGAAGAAAAGAAGCATAAATTAGGTTCTTTAGTTTCTAAAGTATGCGAGTGGAGTGGTTCAGATATTTTGGATGTTCTTCAATTAGCGCTTGAAGATAGCAATTACCACACAGAAAACAAAAGTGTGACCAAATTAAGAGAGCAATTAAATTTGCAAACTGATATGGAATATTGCAAAAATATCTAATTAGCTAACTACTCATTGTTTAAACAGTGAGTAGATAGGTAATTATGCTATAATTACCACAACACAATTAGGAGGCAAAAAATGGATAAAATATTCGAAGGTAACCGAGAAGATTGGTTAAACAAAATAGCAGATTTTATTTACGATAAAATTTCGCTTGAGTTCGTGCCAGTTGTTCCGAGAGAGCAAATCAGACTATCGATTGGCTTTATGCCAAAAGGTAATGGTAATGCTATTGGAGTATGTCACTACGAAAATTCTTCACAAGGTGGATTCAGAGAAATCTTTATCAAACCTACATTAGGTGCAAGTAACCTAGCAGAATGTATCGAGACAGCCCAAGTTGTAGCCCATGAAGTTACACACGCAGTCTTACCTGCTGATGCAAAGCATGGACCAAAATTCTCAAGAGTAATCAAAAATTACTTAGGTGCTGAAGGCAAACCAACAGCGACAGTTGCTGGACCAAGATTCACCCTTATGATTCAAGACTTTATCAAAGAGTTAGGTTATTTACCTCACGCCAAGATGAAGGAATCAGAAGGTGCTGGTTCAACAACAGTTGCAGTGCGATGCACTGGTGCTGAGGCTTGTATAGGTTCTAGCGACAGAAGTGTTGCACAAGGATGGGGATTGATATTTAGAGTATCATTCGCCCAATACAAAAAGATTGGTGATAATTTCAGATGCCCAGCTTGTGGTAGTTCGACAGTTGTTGAGCTTCCTGAGAGGTTACGAGCAGATTATCAGTAATTATCTTAGACTACTTGTTTAAACAATGAGTAGTCAAAGATACTTATAGTATCACTATTTAAGGAGGCATAATGGAAAAATACATAGTATTAGCAAAGTGCTTATTCTCTCACTTTACAGAGGTGCATATTGTAGATGCTGAAACCCAAGATGATGTTCTTGTTAAGTTCAAGAAACTACAAGCGCATATCGGAATCAATATCGAAACTAAATACAGTGACAATATTGAGGTGTTACATGTTGATGACATTGAGGACAAGACATTGTTCTTCAGGGATATTCGCATGAAAAACGCCAGTGTTACAGCAAAGCAAAACTTTGGTTCAAGTTTCGATGATGGAGATTGTGGAAACCCAAAGGACAAACACTTTATAACAATATCAGAGGCTATGACTTTACTCACCAAGGATGAGTGGAATGATATGTTTAACCCATCCAAGGAATTAAAGGATGAGGCTGATAAAGTTTACAGTGAGGATGAGGACTATGTTCCATTCTAAAGTTATAGAGGTGGCTGTTTAAACAATCACCTCTAAGCTATCTATCACTGAGTATAATATATTGCCCTTGTTGTATAGGTGATGGTAGCTTGAAGGATATTAGCAAGGTTGTCTACTGAGTTAGATGCTCAGAGGCTAAGAACGAAACAACAAAACGCAGACCTCGTTCCTAGTATCTTTCAAGCTATCTATATAGCAAACAAAAGGAGGCAAAGAAATGAGCAGTTTTGAAAGGTATTGTAAAGTAGAAAAAATTACTTTACTTGTTGCCCATGATACAAACGCTACAGATGATGCTTTATCAGATGTATTAGATTGCGTAAAAAAATATGAAAGTCACATAAACATAATTGATTATGATGGCAAAGATATTGTAATGGTAACTGATAGTGATGGTGCATTATCTACTGGTGTAACAGTAGAAAAATTGTAGTTAGCTAGTGCTACTTGTTTAAACAGGTAGCATTATGGTAATTACAACAAGGTAAATTACTAAGATAGTAAGGAGGCAGTATGCCACAACTAGATGAAATTAAAAAAGGTGCAACCTACACAGTAAATGAATACAGTGTATGGCTTGAGGTAAACCTTGATGATGATGAGGACAGAAAAGTTCTTATTCATCCAAGCGCATTCGATGGCTTGACCAAAGCTATGGCTAAGGCAAAAGAAATCGGAAATGTTGATGGGGACAAAGCTACAAAAGAATGGGATGCTTTTGTACTATCCCAGGAGTGTGAAGGTGCAAAGTTCAGTAGAACAAGCAAATACGCACTAACATAAATTATCCCAGCAGGAAAACATTGGATGGTGTGATGCCTCGCACCATCCCTTGTTTAAACAGGTGGCTGTCGGTTAAGTGATGTGAAGGGGTTTGTAAAAAATGTACAAGCATTTTGAGACAAACTTAGCTAAACAATGGACTTGCAACAAAAGAAGTTTTCACTCCAAGTTGTAAAGCCTTGTAATTGTTTAGTGATACCGATAATAAGAGTGAGTGTCTACAGGAGGATATGCTATCCCCAGCAGACTACATCTGTGATGTACGACCTCACTTCGTAAGAAAAATTTTGTAGCAGACTTTCGCTTTAGGTACACAGAACACACTTAACCGAGAGCTACCAAGGTATGAGGTAGTCAATGGAGGTTAGATGACTAAAGTTATATTCGATATGAGGAGTTTGCACATGCTTTCTCACTTGTGAGGAGTAAGAGATGACTAGCTAGAAACAACTTACAACAATACCATGTTGATACATCCCTCAAACTTCGACTCAATATAACAATGTTATCCAATCAGGAAACTGATTACGATTAGCTACTTAACTTAAGTTGACTACTTCATATCTTGGTGCTTGTTTAAACAGATAGAAAGGAACATGATGATACATATACTTGAATCTTATGAGGGTAATAGTGTTAGTTTCAATCGTTATAAAACTATTGAAGAGGCACAAGAAAAATTACTTGAGTGGGAACAAGATGGCATGAGCGTAGCTTATGACAAAATACACTCATTTAAAACTTTAAGTAGAGCTTTTATATTCTTGCTTAAAAAATTAAATGAAGTAGGTAGCACAAACAACGAAGTATAGGAGGTAAAACTATGTTAGAAAAAATAATTGATGCTTTTGCATCTTTGAGAAAGGACTTTCAAGAAGAGTATGAAGCAGACAGTGGAGAAAACTTTGACACAACTGCAAATTGGGAAGATAATCCTAGTTTTTATGCAGGACTTGACAGAGGTATTGAATTAGCTTTAGAAAAAGTTAAGGAGTTAGTATGAATGACATAATGTGGTTTGTATTGGGACTTATTATGGGTTTAACAATCTCTTTACTCTTTATCACATACAGTGAATACAGAGTTGAGAAATTACGACTTATAGAACAACAAGAAAAAGAAAGAAAAGAATATTTATCACAACAGTTGATAAATAAATTTTTTAAAGAGAGAGGTGAAGGTGATGATTTCTATGCCTAGAACAACAGAGTGGGGACACAGAAACTTTACCTTGTTTAAGTTCTTTAATCGTAAAATTATTCTTAGATATGAATACAAGAAGTTTTACAGAGAGGACATAATGACAGGTAAAAAATCCTATTGGGATGGTAAAAGTGAATAGAGCTGAGAGAAGAAAAGCTAAATCCAAAAAAGGTGGGAAGTATCGTGGTTTGAAACGACCTACTGATGATGGTGTAGCAAATGGTGGCAAGAAAAGATATGGATGAAAGGGTAGTTGTTTAAACAAGCAGTAAAAACTTATGTAATTACTTGTTTAATTTTAAATAACTATTAACATAGTGGTATGAAATACTTAGTAACGAGTCTTTCGATTTTCGATGCGAGTGTTATGACATGGGAGTTTGATACCTATGAGGAAGCCTCAGCAAAGAGAACAGAGATTAAGGATACTGGAAGTAACTACTTCATCGTAAAGATTGAAGAGCTACAAACAGCAGACAAGTAACCAATAGATATAAGGGAGGAATCATGGATATAATATCCATTTGTAGAAAGTACGACTACAAAAATAATACAGCCAAAGGTGTCTTATGGACAATGGCAAACAATATAGAAGGTGCAGTCAAGAAACAGACTAGCGACTTATCACAAGCTACAATCTTGCAACACTTTTCAGTAAGTGGTGCTGGATTCAATACAAAGGTACAAATCATCGATGACAATGTTGATGTTAATTTTGTGATAGCAGATGAGTAAACCAAATATATTTAGTGAGACAAAACACTTGAAGAAGTGGGCAATTAATTTAGCCAATGCTTGTGGTGGACAAGAAGTGACACAGACAAGTATTAAACTTAACAGACACAATATTGTAAAGGTAGATAGTCTAATCGAACAGTTTGTTATAGATTATAACTTTAATATGCAACAAGCTAACGAAGAAAGAATAAAGGAAGATGCCAAAGCTGAAGAGCAATAAACATATTCTAAATATCAGAGTTGAATTTACACAAAAAGATTCATACTCATTTAGAGATGTGAAGTGGGCAATTAACTTTTGGAAAGGTTACATTGACCAAATATCAGGACATAAAGTTTTAGAAATAAAGGAGGAACATGAAAATTCTTGATAAACCAATACAAGTAAATAACATTCCGATGGACAGAGGAAAGTATAAGCAAAATAAAAGTTATATATTTACAGATGAGAATATAAAACTCTTAACCGATAACCCATTTAAAACATATAGGTTACGCAGAGTAGAAGATATAAAGACAAAAAAAGAAGTATATGAAGAACGAGCTAGATGTGAAGGTCATGCTAGATACCAAGTAAGAAAACTTGAAAGGAATATGGGACTTAAACTAAGATATAAAGTTGTTTCAAGGTGGATTATTGATGGTGGATTTGTTGAAGTATATGTAGAAAACAGAACTTTGAAACCTGGTACAGCCTATTCAGGTGGAGGAGGAGAATAAATGTTTAGCGTACAGGGACTAATCATAATGTTTATGTTTGGAATACTAATGTATGTATTAGTAGAAGGGCTTGTAGATATGTATAGAGAATGGAGAGCTGAAAAAGATGAGCAGTTTAAAAGAGCTTAAATCAGTAAACAAATATCTCAACAAAGCAAATGAGAATGTAGACAGACTTAAAGACATAAGGAAGAATACTATCCTTGCCTGTTTAAACAAGGGGCATACAATCATAGAGATTAGTGATGCTTTAGAGTTGAGCAGACAAAGAGTATATAAAATAATAGAAAGAAGGTAACAATGGAAGAAAAGGTTAGGGAACAATTACTTGCACCATTCCCAAAAAATGTAGTGCAAGACCCACCCAAAGGTAAGTTTGGGAAGTTTGTTAATCATGCAGTTTATGTCGAGAGACTAAGAGATTGTAAGGTTAAATACTCATGGAAATTTGAGCCAACTATTATTGATGGATTAGTTGTTGGAGGCATTGGAACTATTCAAGTAGAAGGACTTGGAACATTTCAAGGTGCTGGTGATGTAGAGAACAGTGCATTACAAAGAGCAACCAAAGGTGAGTGTATGAAACTTGCTGAATCAGATGCATTCAAAAGAGCTTGTATGAGATTTGGATTAGGTGTTGAGCTATGGAGTGGAACAGATGACTTCTTTGTTGATGATTCACCAAAGCAACCTGCACCTAAAAAAAAACAGGAACTGAATGAATGGCAAAAAAGATTAAAGGAAGCTACAGAACATCACGAAAAAGATGACACTTTAAGAGAGACATATAAGTTAGCAGCTTGGAAATCAGTTGAGAACAAGGACTTTGATACTTGGACTGATGAAGATTTTGATACTTATATGGATGCATTCTTTGAGTTACAGAATGAGCCACAAGAAATGAAGGAATCAAGACAAGCAGTCGAGGAGATTTTTGGTGATATTAAAGATATTACTAAGAACTGCCCTGCTTGTAATTCACCTGACTGGATTGAGGACAATAGAGAAAAGAAACAAAAGGATGCAAAGTTTAAATCTATACCTGACTTTGGTTGTAGTAACTTTGGACAAAGTAATGGATGTGGCTGGGGAGGTTACATAAATAGTAGCACTCCTGCAAAACTTGTTCCAAAAGAATGGCTTTAGAACCTGCTGGTGGTTCTTACAATATCAATAAACTGGTAGAAAAATTACAAAAAATCTATCCTGATTATGACTTTAGTAAGAAACCACCACTTGATAGAAAATGTAAAGTTGTCGAAGGAAATAAACCTTGCACTAAAAAAGATGTAAGAGATGTTTATTTGGACTCGGATGGTAATGAAAGGTGTGCCTTCCTGTTTAAACAAGTAGGAGATACCCCTTTCGCTGTTGAACAAAAAGGATGCCACGCAATCATTACCACTCCTGAAGAAAGAAAAAGATACGAACAAGGAGATATATTTTGAAATATACAGATAGCTATGATGATAGACAATCAGTTCCTGATATGGCTGATGAGGCTATGCAGAAATATTTAAAAGATGCGAACCTTGTCGAGTTTAAGGACTGGTTAAAGATTGGAACAGACCCTAAAGAAAACAAACTTGATTTGTTTTGGTTTGTTACAAAGGTGTTACTCATACCTGATTATGCAGTTGTAAAGAATGGATTTATCTATTTAGTTGAGGTAAAAGGGACACTTAAATTAAAAGAATCAGACTACCACAAGTTAATGGAGATGCAGTATAGAGCTAGAAGATATGACTTAGTTAAAGTAGGTTTGTTTTACTTCAAGCACCCTGGTGCAGAACCAAAGTGGTATAGCGCTGAAAAAATATATGATTTATGGATAGACCCAAGAACAGAAGAAGGACACTACCCTGAAAAGGATGTAGATGGAAAGCCTAAGTTATATAAGGTTTTGCCCTCTGTTTAAACAATGACTGGATAGCTTGGTCCTCGGTCATTGACCAAAAGTGTTAGCACACCAGGATGCGACCATAACCCAGTTCTTTGTGTAAAATCAATACTTTTATCAAGAGATGGGCATTGAAACCAGTGCCTGTCTCCTTGAGTTTTAGCACGAAAATGGTGATAATGTGCAGTTACTAATATGGAAGCCTGACCAACTGGCAACCATCCATACATCTGCCCTTTCCACCATTGTTCTATTTTATTCTCTGCGTTACCTGACCCATTTGTCATGTGACCATGAGTAAATGCCATAGTTTGACCCTTGACATCTAGTGTTAAGTGATAACCTTCAGGAATAATTACTTCTACCTTTTTATATCTATCAGGATTTGCCTGGAATATCTCATCCATTATCTGTAAATGCATTGTATCTGAGTTATCTAAACGACTTGTAAGAACCTGACCTTTAGAACTTCTAGTCATTTCGCCATGGTTTCCTGGCACACCTGACAAAATAATTTTATCTGCATGAGGTAAGAATGTCTCTACTGCTTTGAATATCATAGCCCTAGCAAGGCTATATTGTTCCAATAGGTTGAGAGAAACATTGTGTGGTTGGCTGTCGTAAAAGAATTTTGTACAGTTTTCTGTGAGGTCACCCATTCCTATTAGGTAAATCTCATCTATTTTAAACCCAGTTTTCCTGTGATTCTTAAGTAGTTGCACACCATCTTGTAATGCAACATCAAATCTTTTTATTGTATTCTCAACTCCATAATCATCTTTACCGAGTTGCCAATCTGAAAGAAAAAAGAAGAAGGCTGTGTCACCCTTGAATAGTCCATGGTCCTTTAATGGTGGCTTCTTAGCTGCTTGTTTAAACAATGACTGATAATATTTATCTCTGTTTGCTGATTTTCTGCGTACACTTCCCTTAAATGCAAAGAAAGTTTCAACTATACCACCTTTTAATTGTGCGTTCCAAGAAGAAACCTTAAGGATTCCATCTATTTCATACAATTTAGGGTCAAATCCCCACTCTTTTAATATCTCATCTGTTTTAGATTCGTAGTTGGGGTCTGTTCCTACATGTGTTATTTCACCTGTACCAGTGGTATGGTCAAAATCCATAGTAGGTTTCCAACCTGCTTTAAAAAAGTTATTACTATTCTCTGCAGGAATTGGTTTCTTCTTAGGCACAACGCCTCCTTCCTCTTGTCAACACCTATTTTACAGTAGATGTTGCAAAAGTAGTGTATTTACTTGCTAATTTGTTTCTTAGCGTATGTCTTTATAACAGCTAATGCTGCACCACCACCTGCTAATGCTGCAAGTTGTAGTGTTTCAGCTTCTACACCTACTAAAGGTGCAACTGTTAAAGCGCCAATGAACGCCTCAATAAATGTCCAAGCTGTGCGCTCTAACATATCTTTAAGGTCATCACTCATTTTGTAACTCCATGCTTCATTCCAAGGTGTCCACCATAAGTCCTTCTTGAACTTCCCCTCTTGGGTTCTTCTTCTATTATTCTTTTCGAATAAATCTGACATTATTGTATTACCTTTCCACTAAGTTTTGATTTCAAGGTAAGAACATTACCATTTATTTCTTGTAGTTTTTCATAAACTGTACTAGCTAGAACTGTATGTTCTTTTGATTTATTATCTTCATCACCTTGTTTAAACAAGTTGTTGATAGTTGTATATTCAATACTAACTTTCTTACCCTGAAGTAATTGATTAGCAACTTTTGCATACATCTTCTTGTAAGCCACTGTGCTGCTGCCAATAAAACCATCTTTAGATATTTCTAAGTCTTGTTGAGTTTCCCCTACAATCAAACAACCACTGGTATGCTCATCGGTGTTACCAGTGTGTATGAGAATATAAGTAAAGTTAGGTACATCCTGTACATGAAGCATCCCATAGTGGGCATTTTTATAGCGTTCACTGTACTTGGAGTGAAAACCTCCAGTTTTTCTAAATTGAATATCATAAGTTCCTTCAGGTATGCATGTTTCGTGCATGACTTTTACTGCTTGATATTGGTCCTCAAGTGTATAACACTCAAAAATACCATCGATAAATAGCAACCCATTGGTTGCATCTGTTCCAAATTGTGTTCTAACTACAGTCAGTTTCACCTATACCTCCATATTTACAATCGCATATTGATATATGCGTTCCATCTTCATTAATATAAGAATAGCACTTATTCGCCACCACAACATCCACCACCACAACATTCACCCATGCTACTCTCCTTTCCTAAATCCGATTGTTAATAACCATACAGCTAATGTAATTACTGTTGCAAGTCCTGTAACCTGTTGTGCAGAACCAGTAAGTGTTAAAGTAGCAATAACTAAACCAACCAAAGTCCAACTAAGGTTTAATGTTTCTTTTATTGCTTGTACCAACCAGTTCCAAAGTTTGCTAATCATAGACTTCTCCTAAATACAAAAGCTGCCATAGTAGCTATTCTAGTCAAAATAACTGGCACTACCACCTCTTGCGCTTTTTCTTTTTGGTCACTTGTCATATCATCTCCTATACTTCCTATACTTATTTCTTCAAAATCTATATCTACAAAAGTTTCTATTGGATTCTCTAAAAATGTTTCAAACTGTACTTCTGTAACAACATCAGCAAGTGTGTAGTTTTCTACATCTGCATTCTCTACAGCTCTTTCAACATATTCTTCTACAGCTTCAGCAACAACCTCATCTTCTTTTACTGCTTCAGCTATTATCTCAACATCTTCTTTTTGTACCTGGAGTACCTCTGCAACAACTTCTACTTGTTCTTCTGTAAGTTCTTCTACATTTTCTATAGCTTCTTCAACAACAGCTTGTACAACTTCTTGCACTTCTTCTGTAGCTTGGTCTAGGTTTTGTACACCAATGTCATTGACTTGCTCTATAACTTCTATGACTTCTTCAGTAGTAACTTCTTCTATGACAATATCTTCAATGACTTCTTCTACTTCAGCAACCTCTACAGCTACCTCTTCTTCAGTAAGTTCTTCTACTTCCTGTACAACCTGGTCTTTGACATCTTCTTCTTGAAGTTCTTTTTCTCTGATGATGTCATCTCCAGGTATCTCTTCATGTAACTCATCTTCCTCTATCTCCTCAAACTCTGTATCCCAATCATCAATATCTTCTTCAAAAGTAAATTCTTTTTCAAGTTCCTCAATATCAATCTTGATTTCCTCTTCCATAATAATTTCTTCTTCGATAGGTTCAAGCTCTTCCATTTCATCTTTAAACTCCAGGTCCAATACCATATCATCATCTTCAGAAAGCTCTCCTTCGGTATCGTACTCTTCTTCATATTCAATTATTATAACTTCTTCTTCAGGCTCTTCTTCTTGTTTAAACAAAGAGTCACAATCTCCACGCTCTATTTGAGCATCAGTCATATAGCAGCCAAACATTTCTTCATTTGCTTTACGCTCATTATCACGCTCAACTGTTCCATCTTCTACTTCATAGTCTTTATATTCTGAAATTGAACCATCATCCATTACAATCTCTATTGTTTTAGGTTCAGGTGGTGGAGGTGGTAAAGGAGGTGGTGGAGGTAAAGTTGTGGTAGTTGTTGTAGTTGTAGTAGGCATAATGTATTTAAAAGATATGTCATCTAACAATGACCAGTCATTAATTGTTATGGTAAAACTTTGTATGAAAGTATCTAAAGTATCGTAAATATTGTAAACAACATCTTCAAACATTGTCTGCACATTACTATTGTCTTGTCCTTCTAATACATTTGTCTGCGTAGTTTCATCTGTGTGTGTGTATTCCACAGTGCCATCATTGTTCAAAGCACCGATTCTAAAACCTACTTCGTATATCTCTATCTCTAATTCTTCTTCATCTACTGTGGTTGTTTCAGGTAGAATAAATGTATAGTCGTTACTGTCATTACCATGTTGTTGATAGTGCAAGTTCATGTGAAAATCTGTCATACCACAACAAAACCAATTTCCATTACTATGTATATCATCTATCTGTATATTGTTTTCTACTTCATTACCTTGAATATCTAACTCATCTTCAGGTAATTCTATATCTGTAGTTTGTTCCCATTCAGGAATAGTTGTGGTAGTTGTAGTAGTTTCTGTAGTTTCCTCTTCTACTTCTTCTTCTTCAGGACCATCAAATGTTTCTATTTCTTCGACTTCTCCTGGGATAGTCGTAGTAGTAGTATCAGGTACAGTAGTGGTAGTAGTAGTTGTAGTATCTGATTCATTGGCATATAAAGGTAATGGAAGCAGCAATATAACTGCGAATAAGATTCGCAGCATTACATTACAATCGCTGCAACAACTCCACCTAGTGCTACGAGTAGCGTTAATACTTTGTAAAACTCTGCTTTATCTAATTTTGCATCTAGTTTTTCTTCTAATCTATCAAGTCTTTCAATGACCATATTGAGTAATTCTTTCTGCGTGTAGCCATTGTTGCTTGTCATTTATGGTAAATCCTCGTGAGATAACCAATCCCACTCTTTATCCCAGTCTTTTTGTATAGGTTGATTAGATAGTTTTTTAAGATACAATACAACTTCCTTACAAAAATAACCGAGAACAAAACCAAATAAAAAATCCATAGATTGGATTATATCATAAAAGTCTCTTTGGTCTCCTACTTAAAACAGTTTTATATGTATCACCTAATTTAAATTTATATTTAAGTATTCCCATGTTTTGACTTCTATAATTTCTTATTTTATTGGTGATTTCTTTTAGTTCAATGTTTACTGGTTTGTTAAATGTATAGCCAATGCAAGGCACATTTACATCAAACTTTACTTTTCCAACTTTATTTAAATCTTGTAATACCCATGCAGAGTTTTGGTTTCTTATCCATCCATAAGGTCTGTAAGCACCTGGTAAATAAAATACATTTTCAGTTTGCATACCAATAGGTGGTGTAGTTAAAACTTCTAAATCTTCATCATCTGTTATAAAACAATATGGTAATTGTAACTGCAAATCTACAAACTTATCTCTGTTGTTTGTGACTCTAATCAATGATTGAATTAATTCTTGTAATTGTTCGCTTGGATAAACTTCGCTATCCTCTAGCGTATATTTAAAATATGGTTCTCCAATACCATTTACACCAAACTCTAAATCAAAAGTAAATGGTGGATAAGCATGATACATTCTTTTGTTAGCACTGTTAGCAGCAGGACATCCTGCTCTTTTTTCTGTAGGAAGCATCTCTATATTTTTAAACATAGAAGTTGGTATTTCTATATTAGTAATTCTTTCTATGTCAATTATGTAACCTATATCTACAGCTTTACTGTTGTTAAATATCATAGTAAATCTCTGATTCCTAAATTATTTACATTTTGTCTTACACTTTCCATTCCCCAAGACCCATAACTTTGTTGTAATTTAAAATTAGCATTATCTAAGTTGTATAATATTCTTTGCCATTCAGGAGATTTTATAGATAGACATTCTGTTGCTAGTTTTTTTGCATGTGACCAAAACTCTGTATCGTATTTTGAACCTGCTAAGTAGTGCATTGTAATAATATCTTGTACTTGTTTAAACCAGTAGTAATATTCTTGATTTGCTTTTTCTATACTTTTTACACCATGTGTAATGTCGAATATTCTTCTATTGATTTCCTCTACTGTCGCTAAACTTGTAGCTTCCATAGGTTCAAGAAAAAAACTAGCATTACCATTCCACGCAATTCTGTCTGTGTAATTTTGTTTTTTAAAATAATTATTAAATTCTATGTGAGAAGAACCTAAATTATTTGTTAAGTTGTATTCATGTATTAACTTATCTAATTCTTCCTCTATTTCTTTTTTATTGTTAATATCTCTGTTGTATAAATATCCAAAAGATATTCTATTAGCCAATGGTATTCCAAATACCCAACCATTTTTCATAGCTTTAGTAAGTGTGTGTGTAAACTGTGGACTATTCCAAGAACATTGTTTTACTAAAGCAGTATTAACTGGTATGTATTCTCCTGCAAAATACTCATCTCCTGATAAATCTTTAGGAGTACCACTGCAATCAATAACATAATCTGCATCTATATCGTTATAGTCATCTATATTTTTATCTATAAAATTTACTTCATCTTTTCTTTTTTCATATATATATTCCTGCAACTTGACTGCATTCATGTGTATAGATATGTTAGGCATAAAGAAAGTGTGATGATAGTCAGTAGGACCAAAGCCCTCATACAATATAGAAGTTTTAAAATTACCATCTATTTTTGGTAGGTCATGGAACTCTGTGCCTAATGTTATATTTAATTCTTCAGGTATATTAAGAGTTGTACCCTCACCTACTGCTTGTTCTTTTTTATTACTGTCGTAATACACATCTATTTCAAAATCTGTGTAATGTTTAAAGTGATTATAAGTAAGACTTCCTGCTGTGCCTTTACCTATTACTGCAATTTTTTTCATCTCAACCTCCTGTGTCCATATAAAAACTTACTTACATTTCTGTGTATAGTTTCATTTATTCTATCTTGATAATCCATAAATTTACCAAAACTAAATTTTACTTTTTCTCTTTTTACAGGAATGTACATGCACAAAGGTTCTCCTGCTTTTATTAACACTTCTTCTTTATCACTAGTAAATAATATCTGACAAACTATTTCAGCGATACTATCTGCATTGTATTGACCAAATGCAACTTGCCAATCAGGATTAAAATTATAAAACATTGGCACTTGTATAAAGTTATATCCTTTTGGAAGTATTGCGTAGTAAGGATAATAAAGTTTAAACACACCTTTTACTGGTTTAGGTTCAGGTAAATAATCTACAAACTGTGGATTTTGGTGTATGTCCATAAGTATTTCTGAATTAGATGTTCTCCACTCCATTTCTTCTTTAGTAACATTAAGCCATATATCACATGGTGCAGGTAGAACTATAGCTTGTGAATATATATCTATAAAACTAGGACAAACTTTAGCAGTTCTAAAATTAGGAATTAATTTTGTTAATTTTTTATTTGTAGATGTATTATCATTAGGCATAATTTTTAGGTAATCAGGCATAAACTTAGTTGCAAGTTGTGGTCTAAACTCTTCTATGTGGTCAAATCCTGATTTGTTTGTTGTAAATACTAATTTCATTTTTCAAACATCAATCCATTTTCTACAAGTAATTTATTTAAATTGAATACACCATTATGATTTTTAATTACACCAACCATGTAACCATCACCATCAGGGTCTGAACTAAAATACATTAACCTATTGTTTGTATCTTTAAAAAATTTTTCACAAAATTTCATAATATCTTCTGCTTTATCTTCGTGATAATCTAAACCTTGCAATCTTATATTTATTCTTTTATGAGTGCTAAAACCTAAATCTATCATAACTGCAAATAAATTAGGTTTGCAGTGTTTCAATAACCTAGCATAGTAATTGTATAAAACATCACCTTTAGATTGAGGAGAGTATAAGTTTGAATTTTCCACCATATTTTATTATAGACTATGTAAGACTAAGTGTAGTTATTGTTAGGTTTTTCATCATAAACTCCTTCAACCCAACTTGTTGTTTCTTCATCCCAGTGATATGGAGTTTCTTCGTGGTCATCAGGTAAAGGAACAGGTGGTTCATAAGTAGCATTATCTTCATTTAATACCCAACTATCAAACATAGGTATGTGTACAAATATATCTTTATCAGGTAAATACTTACCACCTTTTGTTGCATAGTTACCTCTAAATGCTTTTTCAGGAGTGTCACTAGCTTCACCTGTATCACCATTAATGTGAATTTTTTGATATGTGTTGTAAGAAGTTCTTTTTACATCCACAACATTTGAATTAAATTGTACAGCTAATTCTAAATATTTTTGTTCCCAATCTACTACTTCACCATCTAATAATTCTGTTTCATCTACACCAGTTTGTACATTTAAAACTGTATTGTTTTCATCTAACCATGCATAGTGTGCCATTATGCCACCGAAAAGCTTATGTTACCACTACCACTATTAACAAATGTAGTTTTTGTACCATCACCATTATCTGTTGTTGCAATAGATAATGTACCATCACTTGAAATATTGTAAACATCAGAGAATTTAAGACCTATACGACCTGAGCCTCCACCACCACCATTGGATTGTCCTGAGCCTCCATGTCCACCATCTCCTTCATTAGAACCTCCTCCACCACCTGTGCCTCCTGAGCCTGAGCCACCATTTCCACCACGACCATAGACTTTTCCTGAACCATCTACATTAGAAAAACTTACACTACCACCACCTGTTTGTGAAGAACCTGCAGCATTTCTACCACCACCTCCACCACCTTTTTGAAATCCATCAGGACTTGCAGCACCAACATTTCCTTGACCTGAAGGTGTAGCAGAACTACCTCCACCTCTAGCGCCTCCTCCACCACCTGAGCCTCCTGCACCACCACTATTCCAGTAATCTCTTCCTGCACCACCACCATTCATTTCTATAGAACCAGTGCCTTCTGAGTTAAAAAATGTATCACTTCCTTGTCCACCTGAACCACCACCAGTACCTGCTGAACCACCACCACCAACAGATACAGCATAATTTGTACCTAATACAAATGTAGCCCTACCTAAAGTAACACCAGTGTTAAAAGCTGTGAAAGTTTCGCTGTCATGTGCGCCACCTGCGCCACCACCACCACCTGCCCTGGTGTGTGAATCTCCATGTCTAGCACCTCCACCTCCACCACCACCTGCAATAGCAAACCAAATTACATCTTCAGGGTCAGAAACGCCACCTCCTAAGAATGTAAATCTTGCCGAAGCTAATGGTGACATGTTACTCCTTAACTGTTTTTAAAATCTAATAATGCGTTGACTAAAGGGTTTCCTGCATCAAAAAATAAAAAGGTTACTAAGTCAACAGAGTTAGCTGCAGTAGTTAAAGTTATACCTGCATTACCTGCTGTTAAAGCAACTGCTTCTGAACCACCATTAACAGTTACTTTGTTTATAGCTAATGTTCTTGAACCTGTACCATCCTGTGTTACTTTTAATGTAAATGATGATGTTCCATTTGCAGGAACATTTGTAAAGTCTATATCTGTAACATTGTGTGCAAGTGTAACACTTCCTGTGTTTCCATTTGCTAAGTCTATAGCTAGTGTTGTTGCTGAAGTTACAGCTACATCTGTTTCTGCATAATCTTTAAGTAAAACAGCACTTACTTCTTGGTCACCTGCATTGATAGCACCTGTCATTGTTCCACCTGCTAAAGGTAATTTTGAATCTAACTGTGTTTGTGCATTAGAACTTAATGTATTTATATGTTGAAACTCTGCACTTGTTACTGTGCCATCTGCAATTTTTGTTGCATCTATTGCAGCAGCAGCTTTAATATCTGCGTTGACTATGTTTGTAATAGTATTGTTATCACTATCAATAGACTTGTTAGTTAAAGTATCTGTGCTGTCGTTTGTTGGTAGTGCATCAATTCTGTCATGTGCATCTTGGAACATTTCTTTTATTACAGACATACGAACAACAGTTCCATCTACATGTGTAGGGTCTGTTGAGTGTCTACCTTCTACATCTCTAGTAATTGTAGAAAGTGTTGTTCCTGATGCTGCAGTTACTAATACTACTTCTCTAGTTGAAGCATTGTCAGGGTCTATTACTAAATAATAAGGTGCTGCTATAGCAGATGTACCATCAGATGTAGGTGCTGCTGTTATTGCACCTGATGTTGCACCTGATGCTAAAATACCATTTAAGGTAGTTTCAAAAAAGTTACTTAAATTTGTCTCTTGTGCTGTCATTCTTCATTTCCTAATTTTGCTAATCCAAAAGTTGCTAAACCAAGTGTAGCAGATATTGTAGTCGTTTCAGGTAATAAATCAATATCTTCATCTATTGGTTTATTGCCAATGGTATCAATCAATAGACTACCACCTTCTTTAAGCATTAACATCATTGACATAAAATTATATTACCATATTTTTCTTAGCCACCAAACTTCATAAAACCTAATGCATTTATACCAAAGACTTCTGTGCTTGTAACATCTGTAAGTGTCGGCTGTCTTGTACCACGAACTGTTATAATCGCATATTGAGTTACACTTCCTCTTTCAACATTAGCGTTTATTGGGTAGCTTATTCTTTCTACAACACCTCTAATAATTTCTGAAGGGTCAAACAATTCTAATACCACAGAATCACCTTCTTTTTGTCTCAAGGTTGAATATAGTAAGTTTCCAAGTCCTTTTACTTTTATAGGTTTTCTTCCTGGTCTTTCTACTCTATCACTAATATTTATTGGTATCTCTGCAACAACAAGTTCAGGTCTTGCCAATGCACGAAACTGTACTGACTTTACTTTTGGTGTATCAGCACCTATTTCAGATTTTAAAACTATTTTTCCTACTATATATCTTGAAACCTCTGAAATTTGTTTTTCTGTATCTCCAGTTCCTGATGCTTGTGTAAGAGCTTTTATAAAACTACCATCATTGGGATTATCTAACGCTTCAAATTTAGTTGAATAAAATAATTCTACAGATGTATTAGAAGGTAAAGTAAAAGTAGACATTTCTGCACCAACAAATTGTTTACTTTCTGCTGTAAAGAAATCTGCTGCTGATAATATTATAAATCCTTCAGTTTCAAATGTAGATGTTTGTTGATATACTCCATCAGAAGATACAGTAAACAAAAACTTTTCGTTTATATTTACAATATTGTCAACACTTCCACCAGCAGCAGCTTTATAATATCTAGCTATTCCTGCTGTTGGTAAATAATATCTCCATAAAAAACTTGTACTTGCTGATTCTTTTATTCCTGTATAAACACTATCTCTTGTAGTAAACAATGCATTAGGTGAATTATCTAAACCATCTACATCCCATTGTTTTATTAATTGATTTTGACCTAATACATATAAGTCATCTGCAACTGTCAAATTAGCACGATATAATCTTCCAATAACTTTACTTCCAGTTTGCACTTCTTTAGTGCCATAAAAAATTATTCCCTGCGATTCAACAATACATGTTGGTTGTTCACCAGTTATTTCTGTTTGTCCTTTTAGAGTAAAAGTTCCTGTTACATCTTTAAGTGAATATATTCTTCCATCTGAAGCAG